TAGCGAAATACCTCCCCGGTTTAAGATTCAACTATCTATGGCGCTAAACCACTAGCGCTAAGACTACCGCGCCCTGCTACAATGAGCGTATGCCCGATATTGACCTACTCGAAATGCTCAGCGAGACCCCCGATTTTGAGCACAGCGTTGTGATCTTCCCAAATCGCGACATGTTGCGCCGCGTATTCCAGCCATTTGTGGGGCAGTATGACCGCGTATACCGCACCCACTGCCTGCACCGGGCGGAATACCTGGAGGACCGCAAACGTAATGCGCGCCTCTACCTGCGCACCTCCAAGCAGATCACAGTGGCTAACCGTAATCGCGCCATTGATGGCGCGCTGCGCGCCTATATTGCGCCCGGCGTGGAGGTTACCGACATGATGGCTGTCAACATGCTGGCCTCTGGTATTAAGGAGATACTCCCTACTGACGCAGTGGGGCTGATCTGACATGGCCGAAAAGCACGACCGCATAGACGAGCTGCGTCAGCTCCTGGTTGTCACCTGGGAGACTATCGGGCAGGCTAAGCCTGAGGCAGTGTCGGCTCTACTGAATACAGCTAACCGGCTGTCCCGTGATCTGTATGAGCTGGAGAATCCGGGCTCTACCACCGCTCCCGCCCCTGTGGGAGATGGGTCGACGGCGGTTTCTATTTTCCAGGCTAGGATGCGTAAGCGTGACACACGGTCTGCATCCTAGCCGGGAGGCGCTGGAAGCTTCTCAGCGGCCTGTCGTGGCTGTTGCGTCCCCCGCGATTGATTCGCTGGGGGATTTGGCTGCGTCTCTGGCTGCTGATTATGGGCTGACTCCTGACCCCTGGCAGGCATGGGTGCTCGATAATTGGCTGGCGACTGTTGGGGATAACTGGGCTAACATGACGTGCGGTTTGGCAGTGCCGCGTCAGAATGGCAAGAACGCTGCGCTGGAGATTCGTGAGCTTTTTGGCTCGATTGGTCGTGGTGAGCAGATCCTGCACACTGCCCATGAGGTTAAGACAGCCCAGAAGCATTTCCGCCGCTTAAAATATTTTTTTGGCCAGAAAGCCAATGATCCCGGCGCTAAATTCCCTGAGCTGAATGCTCTTGTTAAGACTGTCCGTAACGTCAACGGGCAGGAGGCTATTTACCTCAAAAACGGCGGTTCTATTGAGATCGCGGCTAGATCAAAGAATAGTACTCGTGGCTTTACTGTTGACGTGCTGGTGATGGATGAGGCTCAGCAGCTGACTGATGAGGCGCTGGAAGCCCTTTTGCCTACCACGTCGGCGGCCCCGCTGGGCGACCCCCAGTGGATCTATACAGGTACTCCGCCTGGTCCGTCTGCTGAGGGCGAGGTGTTTTCGCGTGTGCGTCGTGACGCGCTGTCGGGTGAGTCTATGCGTACATGCTGGGATGAGTGGTCCCCGCCTGGCCAGCCGCGCTCGCTGGCTGATATCGATTTGGATGACCCCGACCTGTGGGTGCGCACTAACCCGGCGGTTATGTCTGGCCGCTTGCGGTTGGAGGTTATCGAGGCGGAGCGCAAGCGGTATTCTGACGATGGTTTTGCCCGCGAGCGCTTGGGCTGGTGGGCTTCGGATGATGCTACCCGCCGCCTGATTAGTCTGGATGATTGGGAGGCGACTGGGGTAACGGATCTGCCTCCTGAGCTGACCGGTGACAAGTCAGTGCGTGCGCTGGGCGTGGCTTTTTCGAAAGACGGGCGGCGCGCTGCGGTGGCCGGCGCGTTGCATGACCGAAAGTCTGGCCTGTCGCACGTAGAGCTGATTGGCCTGGATAGCGGCGATTTTTCGTCTATGAGTAGCGCGGCGTTGGCTGATTGGCTGTATGAGCGTCGGTCTCGTTATTCGGCGGTGGGTGTGTCTGGCAGGTCGGGTGCACTGGCTTTGCAGCAGGATTTGCGCGCCATGAAGCCGCCGCGCAACTACCTGCGCATCCTGGATAACCAGGAGTATTTTACGGCCTGTAGTGGCTTCCTGAACGCCGTGCGCGGCCATACAGTTTCGCACCCTGGCGGGTATAATGCTAGTAGTGACCCCCTGGATGCGTCTGTGGGGGTGTCGGATAAGAAAATTCGTACGGCGGACGGTGCCTGGGGCTGGCACTCGACGGCTGGGGAGGGTGACGAGGTGCCTCTGGAAGCGGTGAGTGTCGCGTTGTGGATGGCGCGGACTACACGTCGTCGTCCTAATCGGAGGCAGGAGGCTCTAGTATGAGCGCTAATGCAGATTTGCGGCTGATTGCGGGTATGGGCCCGCAATTGTTTACCGCGCCTAGTGTGGCGGGCCTGCCTGACGATCTACAGGCGACGCTTAACACCCTGGTCAACACCTGGCAGGCCAGGTACCCGGGTAACGCCAGGCGGCAGGCCTATTTGGACTGCAAGGTTTTTGTAGAGTCGTTAAATATTGCGCTTCCGCGCGAAATCGCCCGTGACTTACGCATTGTGTCTACATGGCCAGAAAAAGCGGTGTTTTCGTTGACGTCCCGGTGTCACTGGGACGGTGTGGTTGCGCCTGACGGGTCCGAGGATCCTTACGGGCTTTCCTCGATTTTGGAAGAAAATCGCTTTGCGACGGAGATCGGCCAGGCTATCGCTAGCGCGGCTACCCATGGGGTGGCTTTCCTGGCTACCCTGCCAGGTGACGTGTCGGCTGGTGACCCTCCTGTACTGGTGCTGCCTTATTCAGCCATGACGGCGGCTGCCCTGTGGGATCGCCGCCGCCGTGGTATTAGCGCCGGGCTCCTGATCAATGACGTGGATTATCTTGGCCGGCCTACTGAGCTTATTTTGCTGACTCCGCAGGTCATGGTGAGCATGGCCCCGCTTGGCTCTCAGGGTTGGTTTGTGACGGGCCATGTCGAGCACCACCTGAACCGCACGCCCATGGAGGCGCTTGTGTATCGGGGTAACCTTGACCGTCCGCTGGGGCGCTCGCGGCTGACTGATGGCGTGCTGTCAATTGTTGATCGCGCGGTGCGCGCGTCCATGCGTATGGACCTGTCGTCTGAGCTGTTTACCGCGCCCGGCCTGCTGCTGCGTGGCGTGGACGAAGCCACGTTTGACAAGATTAAGCACTCTTGGAGCTGGCAGCTGGGGTCTGTGAAGGGCCTGTCTAGGGATGAGGATGGGGATATTCCCGAGGTGGATACAATCCCACAACAATCCATGCAGCCGTATGTGGATCAGCTGCGTGAACTGGCGCAGGAGCTGGCCGGCGCGCTGTCCCTGCCGGTCGGCTCGCTGGGCATCGTGCAGGATAATCCCTCGTCCGCGGATGCGATCTATGCGGCGCGTGAGGAGCTGGTGACTGAGGCCTCCGACTTTAACGACGCGAACAGCTATGCACTTAACCGTGTGTATCGCAACATCATTATGCTGCGCGATGGCTGGCTGCCAGAGGATGCCGCGCGTATCTCTACTCACTGGCGCAACCCGGCCAGGCCGTCTATCGTGTCGCAGAGCGACGCGATGATCAAACAAATCCAAGCTATTCCTGAGATCGGTAAAACCGATGTTGCTTTGGAGGAGCTGGGATATACGCGGCAGCAGATTATGCGTATGCGTGCCCAGATTGAGCAGTCGCGCGGCCGGGATAATCTTGACGCGATTCTGCGTGGCGCTCGCGGTGAGGCCGGTACGGCATGACGTCGCTAGCTGAGGTGGAGGCCTATGATGACATGGTGCGGGCTGTCCTGACGGGTGCTGAGGATCAGTTGGCGGTGTTGTTTCAGGGCCTGAATTTTTCTGACGTGCCTCTGGCGCGTGAGGAGCTGACCAGGTTTTTGTCTCAGCTGGTGGATACGTATGGTGGGGCCATGACCCAGGGTGCACTGGATTGGTATCAGGCTTTGCGGCCTGCCTACCGTATCGCCTATACGCCTGAGGCGATTGTGCCTGCGGGGTCTGTGGAGCGTGTGGAGCGCCTGAGCCGCTATGTGGCTGGTATGGGGCGGGGTGATCCGGCTAGGGCTATTCGTACTGTGGCGGGTGCGATTAGTCGTGAGATCCAGTTGGGTGCGCGTCGGTCGGTGCTGCGGGCGGCGGACCTAGACCCTAGCGCGCCACGTTTTGCGCGCGTCCCAGTGGGTAAAACTTGCGCTTTTTGCACTATGCTGGCTTCGCGCGGGTGGGTGTACCACTCTAAAGATCTTGCTGGTGGGGCGGGGCATGAGTTCCATGACCTGTGTAACTGCAGGATTGTGCCGGATTGGGAGCACAAGGGTTTGCCGGGGTATAAGCCTGATGACATGTATAGCGCATATTTGGCTGCGCGTCGTGAGGCGGTAAAAGCGGGTGTAAAAAACCCGGATGCTGCTATAATTGCCTCATATATGAGGAATACCCGTCCCGATCTTTTTACTGATGGCTTGGGGGTCGAGCGATCATCGCGCCCACTACGGTCACAGAAGTTAGAGCGGCTGGCGGTGTCCCTGGAGAAGGAGAACACAAATGAGCGCCAAGACTAAAGCTGAAGCCGCTGAGGCTCCTGCCGCTGAGGCTAAGCCCGCTGAAGCCGCTGAGGCTCCTGCCGCTGAGGCTAAGCCCGCTGAAGCCGCCGAGGCCCCGGCCGCCGGGGGCAAGCCCG